CCGCTATGATGACTCCGGCGGACAGATTAGTCCACGATGAGCTGGATGCAAGAAAATTGGATGTTGTCGCTGATTACCAAGCCCGCCTCCAACACTCAAAGCTGAAACAAACCCATGTCTTCTCCCATCCCTCGCTTCCTGAAACCGGTGTGCATAACTGGTGGTTAAAATCAGATCAAAAGCATTGGTTCGTAAAATGCCCTCATTGCAAATACAAACAATACCTTTCATGGAACACGGAGGAACCGAAGAAGATGTCTGTAGACCTTGAAAAGAAAATATTTATATGCAAAAAATGCCGAAAAGAACTGCCAAATTATGCAAGACGGGACGGAGAATGGGTGGTAAAATACTTGAACAGACCTATCTCGGGCTACTGGGTATCACTTCTCATTGCTCCATGGATCTCCGCTGAATATATTGTTGATAAGTTTCAAAACAAAGACACCACGCCTGAATTCTTTTACACTAAAATACTCGGACTGCCATATGCTGACGGCTCATCCAAGCTCCTACGCAATAGTTTCTTTCAAAACTTGACAGGCAAGATATGGGCGCCTGATACTGACGAGCGTATTGTAATGGGCATAGACACCGGGCTTCGCTTGGACTATGTGCTAGGAAATAGACAAGGTCTATTCTTCCAAGGTGATTGCACTGACTACAAAGCGTTGGACGACATAATGACTCGCTGGACGAAGTGCATCGCATTCATAGACGCAGGTGGCGACTTGATTGGCTCCCGAGCATTCGCTGAACGCTGGCCGGGCAGAGTCTTCCTCGTCTATTTCGTGGGCGACCGCAACCAAGAGGAAATATTCACATTTGGCAAAGGTGATGACCATAGGACAGTCAAAGTGGAACGCAATCGAGGCATACAACTGGTGGTGGATGAATTTAGAAACAAACGCATTGCTGTTCACGGCACCGAAACTGACTGGTATGAATATTGGCTTGACTGGAATAACCTATCAAAAATGAAAGTGCTAGATCCTGATACAAATCAAGTAAAGGGCTACAAATGGGTCAGAAGTGGTCGGGACCATAGAGCGCTTGCCACAGTCTGCTGGCGAGCTGGTATGAGCAGATTTGCGGGTATGGGAATGATTGTGCAACCAGCGGAGGAAAGAACTCCCAACAGCTATGAAATAAACCCCAACCAGACGGTGGACTTTGACCCCAAGAAAATGTTTGACAAGCAATTTGACGAAATGGAATTTGAAGACGAGGATGATTGGAGAAGTAGCTAATTTAGAGTATAATTAGATGAAACTAGGACAACATAGAATGAGTGAAAAACAGATTGCCCAAATCGTAGAAATGAGACGACAAGGTCATTCATTTGCGGAGATAGGATTACTTTTCGGAAAAGACCATACAACGATATTGTTTCACTGCCGAAAAGCGGGTATACCAAGATCCAATAAAAACAAAAGAATTCCGAAAATAATCCACATAGAAGTTGGAGATAAATCCGAAAGAATAAATCTAAATGAAGACAGTGAAATCATAAATCTCGGCAAGAGTTACGAAGACTATCTCGCTGAAGAAAAAGAACGCAACTGGAAAAAAAGAAAAGACCTTGCTCCTCCAAGGGTGGAATAGTTATCCACATCTCTTGTCTTGACAAAAATAAAAGTTTATAATTGGGGTAATGAATGAAACTGATCCAAACACAGCGGGTTATAATTCTCTTGGAGATGGAGTAAATAAAATCTCCAAATCTTTAGACTCCGAAAATAAAAAGGCATTATCTCTGAAAAACTTCCAGAGCTAACGCTTGATATGTCTGATGAAGATATAGTCAAACTAGCGAACAAGTGGGAAAAAGACTGGAAAGATTCACCAGTAAAATCCGAATGGGAAAGACAAATTGAAGAAAACGAAAAATACTGGCTTGGAAAACAATTTGAAGGTCCAAGAGTTGATAAACAAAGAGCGATGGTGGATAACCTCATCTTTGAATCCCTTGAAACATTCCTGCCACAGGCAACCAGACGGAATCCTGACCCTCTTATCACACTTGATGCTACTGAAACCTCAGATCCTGTAAAAGAAAAATTCGTTGAGAAAGTAAAACTGAGACTCGCTGACCTTGCGGACAAAAATAAGCTACGATTGAAATTAAAGAAAGGCGTGCGACACTGGGCTATCTATCAGCTTGGTGTTTCAAAGTTTGGATGGGATTTAGATAATGACATCCCGACCAATCGCATAATTCGCCCGAAGAAAATAATCCTTGACCCAAGCGCAACCATTGACGAGGATGGC